ACTTCCTGACGCTAAACCATTTAATGATTTACTGTATAACCTATAAGGTGCCTCAATAGCCTTCTGGGTGCATTTGCCAAACATAAAATCAGATACTGGAGTTGGTAACGTCTCTAGCCTTTATAGAATCGTTTTAGCAAACGAGAACTCTGGATATGAAGGAGATGGTACAAATATAGACTCAGAGTATGTCTCTAATGACAGAGGGACCAACACTGTCAGAGGATTCTTGATGGGATTCACAAGAGACAGAAGAATAACAAAGGGACTCCCAGCGTCAAACAATTCATCTGATAACGCTGTATCTGCTACCTCGTTTTTCATAGCCCCAACACAATCAATATCTTTATCATCAGTGGCTCTAGTCAATAGGTCTTCTTTTGATGGCTTAGATTGCAGAGCCGGTACAAAATATCACTCTATGAAAGTAGATATCGCTGGTGCTCTTGAAAACTGCTCGTCTACTTTCTGTCACTTCGCTGTAACTTTTGATCCAAAACAAGATGAGATTAAAATCTATTTCGACGGATCTTTAGTCGCAACATCAGGTATGTCTTATGTATTTGGTACAGAGCCAAATACGATGCCAAACTTGCCAACATCAAAGAAGCCAAACAGCTTCTTCTACAACCCAATAACTGTCAACCCCACTGCACCAGCATCCCTTAAGTCTGGCCCAACCCTGGATCCAGTATTTACACCTTGGATAGTAGGTGGTGGATTTACGGATGGATTCGCTTACGGTGGAAACTTCCTCGGTGGCTTATATGGGGGGATTATAAGCGGATTAAGAGGTAGATTAGGTAGTATTAAATTTTATTCAAAACCTCTTAAGAAATCAGAGGTTTTAAATAATTACAATACACATAAAAATTTCTTTAAGAACATAGATACTTCTAAGTTATAATCATGGCCTTAAACACCTCAACAAATCTATATGGGATTAATAATCCAAGAAGCCCTAATCAGTTAGTTAAACGGCAGAATAACAAGCTTTTTGGATTTAAGTACCCGATTGGTGATTTAAATAAAGGTGGATTTTTAAAGAAAAGTTCAGATGTTGATGCTGTAAAAGGCCAGCTACGTCAACTACTACTTACTAATCGAGGCGAAAGAGTTATGCTACCTTCTTATGGAACTAACTTAAGAAGATATTTGATGGAACCTTTAGATCAAGCAACCCTTAGCCAAATAAAAAGAGAGATTTTAGAATCATTTTCAAGATACGCACCTAATGTTGGGGTAACTAAAATTCAAGTATTCCCAGGCGGGTCAACTCAACAAGGTGGAAACTTTTTAATAGTTAAATTATTTTGTGTGTTATTAACTCAAAATAATTTAAGTTTTGATATTACTCTGGATATAGTCTAATGGCATTCAAAGGCACAGCACAATCTGATTTCATGAAGCTCGTTAGAGTTGATGATGTTGCTAAATCTACTTTTATAGATTTTGCAGCGACAGACTTCACCTCTTTAAGAAATGCATTATTAAAGTATATTCAAGCTGTATACCCATTAGACTACAATTACTTTGTAGAATCTGATTTTGGTATGATGCTTATTGAGTTAGTATCCTACATGGGCCATGTACTATCCTACAAAGCAGATTATTTAGCTAATGAAAACTTTTTAAACACTGCAAGATCCCGGCAAAGTGTTAGAAACCTAATGCAATTGATTGGTATACGCATGAAGGGTCCAATAGCTGCGGCTGCGGACGCTAAGATTACACTCCCAACCAATCCAGGTTGGACTCCCACCGGGACTTCAACATTTATAACATTTCAACCACAGGATAGAGTAATAACAGTAACATCCCCAGAGGACGGTCTCCCAATAACCTACACATTGTACAAAGTAGGGCTTGATGGGGATATAGACTCTGGTAATGCTAATGGAACAATAAGGCTATACGAGCAAGAGAAAGCAACTGCAACTACATTTACTAATTTAGTATTACTAGAGGGGTCATTAGTTATTCAACAGGGAACATTTGCAGATACAGAGTCTTTAAAGAGTGTTTTATTAGATCAAGGGCCTGTTATCGAAGGAAGTATTCAAGCTTTCATAACTGGTGCTGATAACGCTAGTGGATCCTACAGACAAGTAGACAATATCTTTTACGCCTCTGGTACAGACGATAAAGTATTTCAATTCTTATCAGATGAGAATTATAGAGGCACTGTAGTCTTTGGAGACAACAACCTTGGTAAGCAGCCAAACATTGGGGATACATACACCATCATTTACAGAGTTGGTGGTGGAACAAGAGGCAACGTGGCTGAGAGAGTTATAAACGCTGTAAGCAAAGTTACATATACAAATAGTACTACTCCAATAACTGTAACAGTGCAGAACGTATCCAAGGGCACTGGCGGTTCCGACGCGGAGACTATAGAGAACGTAAAGAGATACGCTCCACTTGCATTTAGATCACAAGGCAGGCTAGTAACTCTATCTGATTACAAAGCGTTTGTTAATGATTATATAAGTTCTTACGGGTCTGTTGGAAAAGCAACCGCAGCTTCTCGTAGATCCTACTCTTCTGCAAACATAGTGGATATTTATGTGCTAGAGAAAGCAAATAATCTGCAATTAAGGAAGGCTACCCCAGAGTATAAGAGACAAATCCTTGCTGCTATGGAAGATCGCAAGATGTTAACAGACGAGCTAGTAGTCGTAGACGGGCTGATAAGAACTTTAGATCTTCAGATAACTGTGCGCTTAGAAAAGAAATATCAATTCTTAGAGGCAAAGATTAGACAAGCTATAAGAAGTAAGATTGAAGGCTTCTTTAATATGGACAATAATGATTTTGGCAAGTCATTCACACCTCAAGATTTAATGTATGATATTTTTGAAGTTCCTGAGGTACGATTTGTCACTGTAGACAATGTTCCTGAGACCATAAAAATAAACTTCAATGAAATACTGCAACTTAATAATTATACTTTAAATATTTCGTATGTCTAATCCTACAAAATTTATAGATAATAGACAATTCCACAAGTCTAATTATTCAGATGCACTAAAAAGTGTAATACCTTCTTTGTACTTTGAAGAGGATTACGCTAGAAATAACAAAAAAATAGATGTACTGGACCAAGTAATAAATTCACACTTGAAAATAATAAATAGTTTTTCAAGTATTATCAGTATAAGTGCAATAGAAGGGACAGCTTTTAGTGGGATAAATTCTCCAAGCGGTATAGCCCCATTCTTTATAAAACAAAATGATCTTACAGACATCGACACAAATGATTTTGAAAGAAGAATTTTAATTCCTCTCGATAAATCTTTTAGAGATTTCAACTCAAGTGCAGAGTTCTCAGATTTCTTAAAAGATGAGCTTCTTCCTGGAATTAGATTAAATTCTCCAACTTTAGATTTTGTTGGAAATGGGCAAGCATCATCAAACCATACTTATTTAATTAATAACTTATCTTGGTTTTACTTTTTAAATTTAAGCGGCCCAACTTCGTTAGCTTATAATTCCTCTTCCTACGTCCATGATGCTTTGGTGTCTAGAATCTATGAACGTCAAGACTTGAAAACAAATGATGGGATAAAAGGGCTAACTAACTACGTTTGGAAAAACTACACGACGCAAAGCTGGTCATCACTTGGAGTTCTGCCGTCAGACTTCTTACCCTCAGTAGAGTCTGATTTCCCAGTTTGGACAAGCGGGACTCAGCAATTAGATAAACTGCTCACTCTTGTGGATGTTGTTTACTCACCGCTCTATATTGACGATGGAGATCTTAAAGTAAAAAATGCCATAGATGATTTTCTTCAAAACTCATATTTATTAACAGATAAAAAGTTTCAAGGCCCGTTCTTAAATTTGCTTAAAGCTTTCTCTTTTGCTTTTGCAGACTCGTCAAACCAAATAGACAGAATAGAATCCTTAAATGATCTTGATGAATGCCCAGATGAATATCTTCCTTTACTCGCTGATCTAATCGGTTGGAGATTATTCGGATCAGAGCCTGACAGATGGAGACTTCAGCTTGCCAACGCTGTAAATATTTATAAGACTGTAGGAACTAAGAAATGCGTTCAGCTAGTTGCAGACTCTATGTTTGGGCAGGATGTATTCGACGCCAGCAGCACAATAAGCGAACTGTGGGAATCTTATGTTCCTTTCTTGATTCAATATGCATTAGCTACTGAATCACCGCTTTTAAGAGATTTCTCTACTTGGAATACCGGGGTGGCCTTGAGCTTGGGAGTCTCAGCTTTTAGCCCAAGCAGCATGGACGAAAACATAAAGATCTGTGTTGATAAGATTGTTCAAGATATTGTATTTGAATTCCCAGAAAGCTTCTACTTAGGTCAAAATTTATTTGACATAAATTCACCAGAATTTATTTTTAATTACAGAAATAAACAAAATAAAGTTCCACCATTTGAAGAAATTCCTTACTATACAAAAGTAATAGTCACCGACGATCTTATTAAATCAATTGAAGATAGATTAATATGCTTTGAAGTTCCTGAAGACTTTGCTTTGAAAGTAGGTAACTATATTAGAAAGTACACTATCGACAACGTAGATGACTATTCAATAACTAATAGCTGGTTATTCTTTACTCCAAGTGCTGAGTATTCCCCCAACTGGAATTCTGTTGTAAAGGATATAACTAACTCTAGAATTGATTACTTACCTCTTTGGAATGGTAAGTCATCTCACTTCCAATCGTTATTAGATACT